CCTGAAAATCTAAGCACAACATCAGATGAAAAACTCATTAATTCCAAAACTCCTCTTGCTATATTTTTTGAACCTTGATTGTTTTTCTTGACGATAATTGCTCTCTTTTTGGTTGAATCATCTGAAGAGTTTAAGTCTATTTGAACAAATCTAAAAGGACTTATGGAATTATTTATATCTTCAATTGATAAAATTCTGTTGTCAACTTCTCTCATAATTAACTGCATCCCAGAATGACAAATACCTGCAGTCTGACCTAATATCCCTTGCATGAAATTTGATTTGTTTTTCAGAAAAATCTCACCTTTGTTTATTATGTCATTTTCTTCTGTTTTCCCTAAGAATTGATTTTTCAAAACATTTATCTCTTCTTTGAAACTTAGTGTTTCTGGAGATTGTACAAACTTTGTCAGAATCCATTGGGGTAGCAAAATTCTCTTATTTGTGACACAGTTAAGTATTGCAGACATAACTACGATAACTTCTTTAGGCAATATTCTGGAATAAACACAAGAAAAATAACTCATTACAAATCTCTGACACCATGTAGATGCATCTGCTGATTCTGTGGATATCAACACCTCTGAATCTGAAAACATGTTAGCTTTCACTTTTGTTTTAAATGATTTCATTCTGTTTGCTTTTTGAGTTCCCTTTGTCATCATTTCATTGTCAAGTTGTTTACCTATGAAAACGCCTATTTCTTCTACAAAATTAATCAATATCCTGGATATAATGTCCAATATGAAAATTTCCCTAACACCTGTCAACTGATTCTTTATAAAAGTTGAAGCAAAGACACCTCTTTTATTCAATATATCTAGCAATGTTTTAAACTGTTCAAGTGGACATAAAGAAGACTCTTCCATTTTTATGAACAAATCCACAATGGCTTCAATTGCTTTAACATTGTGGTATGTTTTACTTGTGTCGTATTTAGGATCACTTGTTTCAACTGCCGATGCTTTGAAAGTTGCAAACTCAAGGTAAGATTTATCTAATGTTTTTTTGATACTTCTATATAATTCTGCTTCAAATAAATCTTCTCCAAAAGTTTTATTCAATGACTCTTTAATTAAATCTCCTGTATATATTGCAATTGATGCATCAAATTCATGGTCTCTAAGGTCTTTCGAGTCACTCACACTGTTCAATCCCATCATTTCTTTCCTTGTTTTTTTCATCAATAATTCTTGAGATATAATCTTAGTATATATGCTGTAATAAGATTGATTTATCTCTCTTTCATCTTTGTTGTGGAAACTTCCCAGATATGATAGATTACAAGCTATTTCGAAAGATTCTATTTCTGTTCCTGTTATAAAATTCTTCAAATTTTC